CTCGAACTTGCGGTAAAAGTACGGGGTTTATTCAGCTTTTCAGCTGGTTTCAACTCACCGTTCTTCAAAGAAGCCGTCCAAAACTGGACCACGGCGTCTCTGTTGCCAATGCCGCCCAAAACCGATCACGAACTTCAGGCCATACAGGCGACATCATAAACTCTCCTTTGGTTGCATACCACTTACTCCACGGATAACCCGCGGAAGTGGTTTTATCAGCAGCCGACTCACACTTCTCAAAACTCTCAACACGGGCACCAGACAAGTGAGTGCGCCAATGACGACGCACCCATTCCCCCGCCATCTCCCATGCGGATTTATTTAGAGTAGGTTGTGTACGATTATACTTACTAATGGACTGAGCCATATGTTCAGTACGTGGTCGCACCACAAAATATTTTTCTTCAAACAATATTGAGTTGGCTTGCATAGCCTCCCAAACAAAACGATCCTTCCAAACTTTATCACGATACACAGCACTCCTTGCCACGCTACCTAAAAACTCCATATTCGGAGCAAATAACGCCGGATCATGCGGTGTCACACGTGGGTGGCCAACCCCTGCATAAAAGTTTTCCAAAAACAAACCTTTATACTGGCCGCAGATAGTCAAAAGATCTACCTGCGCCCCGGCCTCCCTTAGTTTGACTGAATAGTGAGACGTGCGATTATCTCCGGAGTAACCGGAATCGCAACATTCACTTTTTCAGACGGAACTGCTCCCTGATGAAACGCCACAACTTTATTATCAGACGTACGTATAATCGGAGCACTGCAATTTCCTGGAATCGTAGCACAATTGTGCTGAGTACGATAATACCGACCCGCAGATAATACTTTATCCTTATCAGTATATTTCTTATACGCAGAAATATGAACATCACACGGACTGTCAGAACTCACATCAACTGTGCCACCAACCAACTTCATTTCCTGCATCTGCGGAACATCAACCCATATCCCGACCAAATCAGGAGCTAAGAGCTTAAATAAATCACTACTCGCGCTACCAACCGAACCCATAAACGTTTTCGTAAGCGCACCATAAGTGATATCCACGGTATGTTCTTTCTGTAATCCCAACGATAAGACGTGTCGAACAAACACAATCCACATACCCGGCCCTTTCGGCGGTTTAATCATGCTACAATTCACAAACCCAGCTGTATCCTTACAATACACCTTTCCAACAAAAAGTGGAACTGAGATTTGTGATCTTCCATACAGGGC